TCCTCGTGATAGATACCCCACCCGAAATAGGGCTTCGTGTGAGGAAATCCACTTATATTGGGGTTTTTATAAAGAATTTACTTGACAAACGCATCTTTATATGGTATATATACATACGTAAAGATAATACTTGGACTCAGATTAACCTATCGACGGTGATTTGAGTCTTTTTTGTTAATTGGGGGGTATGTAACATCAAGACCAAGTTAAGCTTAAAACACTTAAAAGCTCTTGAAATGCTTAAAGAGAACCAGATGTCAGCCAGAGACATCGCCAAAAGTGTTGGAATGCACGAATCTACTCTTTATGGTCTCATGTCCGGAGACGATCAATCCGGTCCTATCGGTCAGTTATTTCATTCAGAATACGATAAAGTCAAGAAAGCCGTCGAAGAGCGCACCCAACAGAAGATTACTGAGGTCCGGGACAGTCTTGTTGATAAGTTAAAGAAGTGGGTAGCCACTGTTTCTACTGACGATATGACGAGTTCCATGAAACATCGTCAAATGGTAGACGCACTCAACGCTCTTTCCAGGGCACTTCCTATGGTAAACGTGAGCACAAACATATATCAAACGAATTTATCAGCGGAGGATTTGATAAATGAGTTCAAACATCTTACCTCAGTTGCTAGAGCATCAGCTATCCGAGGAAGAGTTTCAACGGCTATCGAGGGAGGAGCAGGAGAAGTATCTTTATCTCCTGAAGGACCTCACAGCCAAGAGCAGGGCCAATAAGATTTTGGGGTATATACCTAACCCAAAACAAAAAGACTTTCATTGCAGCCCTTGCTCGACAAGAGCGATATTTGGTGGAAATCGTTCTGGGAAGACTACGGCTGGAGTTATTGAGTTTCTGATGCATATGACGGGTTTATACCCAGATTGGTACCCGGAGGATCTAAAGGTGGAATCGGGTAAACTCCTAAAAGGGCGTATAATCGCCACGGACTACTCCAAAGGCGTGGGAGAGGTTATAATCCCCGCTTTACAGGAATGGTTCGATTCTACTCCTGGAGGGCCATATGTAGCCAAAACGCTCAAAAACCCCATGGGAGTGCCTACCAAGTGGATATTCAAGAATGGTAATGAGTTCGATATCTTGACTCATGAGCAGGGAACCGACCAATTCGAAGGTTGGAGAGGTGATATTGCTTGGTTTGACGAACCGCCTCCAAGGGACAAGTACGTCGCAACCCTACGTGGTTTGGTCGATTCGGGTGGTTCTTGCTGGTTAACCCTCACTCCTTTGCGTCAACCATGGATTTATGATGATTTGTACACAGCTGACGATCCTGAGATTCATGTTACGACAATGGATATACAAGACAATCCCACCTTAACTCAAGCCGCAATAGACGAATTCTCCAAAAGATTAACCGATGAAGAGAAGGAAGCGCGTCTTCACGGTAAGTTCATGCATCTCTCAGGTCTGGTTTATAAGGAATTTGACCCAGAGATTCACTGTATCTCCATTCCTAAAGTCCAGAAGCACTGGACAAAGTTCTTCGCTGTTGACCCGCATCCCAGAACCCCGACAGCATGCCTATGGTTAGCCGTAGATGAGCAGGAGAATCTCTGGGTTTATGACGAATTGTCTTGTGAGAACATGACTATAGCCGAGGTCGCGGGAGCTATTAAGGCACAGGAGGCAGATTTGCCACCTGACATAAGACTCATCGATCCTGCAATGGACAAAGAAGATGAGCTGGCTGGAGGATTCAACGTCCGTAAAGAGTTGATGAAATTCGGTATCTATTGCCGTAGAGCTAACAATGACTTCGACCTCGGTATTTCTCAAGTGCATCAAGCCTTAAGACCTGAGTATTCCAACCTCTTACAGAAGTATCTTCCTAGACTTAGGATATCACGTAACTGCAGAGGACTCATTTACGAGTTCCAACACTACCTGTGGGATGAGTATGTAATGCGTCCTGAGGATCACGACCCCAAACAAAAAGCCAAGAAGAAGAACGATCACTTCTTAGACTGTTTAAGATATATCATGAACGCTCATCCTTCGTTCAGGAGGATGGAGACTCAGGCTGAAGAAGTAGAATATGCGGGAACGTATACAAAATATCCTACTAAGAAAATCGTTGGAGATGACGGTGGAAGAAATAGTTATCGGGATATGGTAGAGAAGCGGGTTCACTTCGGGAGGTGATATGGTAAAACATTGGATTCAGGGAGCTATAAAGAGACCAGGAGCTTTTACCGCTAAGGCTAAAGCAGCGGGTAAGTCAGTGGGAGCATATGCGAGTTTCGTTCTAAGAGAGGGTTCTGAAGCTAGTACATTAACTAAGAGACAGGCATCATTAGCTAAGACATTAAGAAAGATGCACAAATGAGCGAAAAAGATCCTATTGTAGAATTTGTAGTTAAGGAATTTAAGCGTTATGAAGACTTCTGGCTGGATAAGTTTCAGGATGCTACGAAAGCTTATGAGAACTGGATAGGCACCCCATCTAAAAGAGAGCACGACTGGCAGAATGCTGTACACGTGCCCTTGACCCTCGAGGGGGAACAGACGCTGACTCCCCGAATTTACAGTGCACTGTTCCCTAACGAGGCTCCTATTGATGTAAGAGTTGAGGGAGATGTAGAAAATGTAGATGAACCTAGTATAGCCACTAAGATACGAGATGAACTTAAAGACTCTTTTAGGGATTGCGATGTTGAGGATAAGACATATCCGGTGGTGTCTCAGGCTGTTTTGTATGGTACTGGGTATGCTGAATCTGGTATGTGGCTGGTAAAACGTGGTTGGAAACTAGGACTTACTCCAGAGGATCGTATCTATACAACTCTTGATTCTAGACCTGATTATAACTTTGTATCGTTCTTTGAGATGTTTCCTCACCCGTGCAAGATGTACGTATGGGATGGACTACCTCTTATAAGACGCAGATACGTAGATGCTGAAGTTATTAAAGACCTTTTTGAAAGTCAGTTCTTTGAAGGTGAGAACTTGAGGGAGGCTTTAGAGTCCAGACAAGACTTCGATAGTAAAGGGATAAACCTTAATTTAAACAAGCGTGAAGATTATGAAATACTGGAATACTGGGGCCCGTGGGATGTTTCATACAAGGAAGACGATAAGGTAGTTACGAAGAAGGCAGTACCGTATTGGATTATGATAGTTAACCGAAAGGTTAAGATCCGTGCTATACCTAATCCTTTCAAACACCAGATTCCTCCGTTTATTAAAATAAAGATGTTTGAAGACTTAAAACCGTCTTGGTTTGGTGTTGGGATGGGCAAGGTAGGATTGGCATCTCAGGAACGTGTTAACAAGATAGTTAATCAACGTCTTGATAATGTAGATCTGGTTTTGAATAAACAGGGTATGTATGACGCCAATGATACCGTTTTGAACACTAAGGGGCTTATGGTTAGTAAACCCGGTAAGTGGCATAAGGTTCAGGATGTAGAGCGCTCTCTAAGACCTTTTGAGTTTAATGATGTAACTCAGTCTGCATATGTAGAAGAGAAGATTGCCAAGGATGACTTTAAAGAGGCTACGGGTGCTGTAGTGCCCTTACAACCCAACGAGAAGGCTGAACAACATCGCACAGCGTTGGGTATTCAGTTGTTACAAGGTGCCGCGGGCATGAGATTTAAACCCGTACTTAAACGTATGGAGATAGAGGGAATACAACAGATAGCTAAATTCCACTGGTCTTTGATGCAACAGTTCTATTCTCAACAGAAGTGGGAAGAGTTATTTGGTCCTGGATTTGATATTCAACTGTTGGAAGATAAACTTAAGTTCATTCCGACCGGTCTAACGGAGACTATCTCTAAAGAGCTTCAGATAGGGCAGTTATTGAGATTCAAAGAGATTACGGTTAACGACCCAACGATTAATCAGGCAGAGTTGAATAAACGGATCGCTGATTTATTCGGATTCAGGAATATGGATAAGTTGATAGTTCAACAGCAACCTGCTCAGATGGGTGGTCCTATAGATCCAGAAATGCAGGCCAAGATTCAACAGCGTAAAGCCGAGGGTGCTAGTCTGGAACAGATTAAGCAGGAACTGCTGGGTAGTCCTCCTCCCGGGGCTATGCCTATGAACGGTATGCCCCAGATAGGCGGATCTACTGTTCCTATGGAGGCAGGACAATGACAGAAGATGAGGCAAGAGAGTTACAACAACTTCCGTTATGGGATAAGGTCAAGGAAGAGTTGATGAAGAGAATAGAAGCCACCCGTAATGATATGGAGTATATTGGTGGCAGTGAAGTAGAGAAGTGTCAAGAACGTATTAGGACCCTTCGGGAGGTCATGCGCTTGCCTGACGATGTGGTTGACAGGGAAGCGCTCGGGTGAGAAGTCACCGTAAAACCTTCACTGGTTAGGCTACCGTAAAAGGCCGAGGAGAAACAATGGCAGACGAACTGGTAACACCGGCACCGTTAAGTCCGGCGACTGGTACGGGGGTACCGTCAAATCTCCCACAGGAACCTGCACCTGGGACACAGACAGATCAGGAGAAGTTACTTGGAGCTTTACACGAGGCTCGTGAGGAGATAAGACAACTTAAAGATCAAGTAAGTCAGCCTCAGCAGTTTACAGGCGCTCCTCAACCTCAGCAACCTGCGAATACAATACAACAGGAGTTGGATGAGGCATGGGAGAGAGATCCTCGTGAAGCTGTCAGGAAAGAGTTAATGTACGGTTTCAGCTGGTATGACCAGGTTAATACGCAAATGGATATGCAGAGGGATTTCCTAAGGAAAAAATATCCGGATTTCTCTAAGTTTGAGATGTCGGCTATGAATTCCGTAAGGATGTTACCTCTCAACCAGAGGTCTCAACATGGGGTCGTAGAGGCTGCTTATTTTTATCACAAGGGACAGGCACAAGAAGTACCTGCTCCTGTACAGCAGGCTCCGGTATATGACACTATGAAGGTACCTCAGGGTATTTCTGGCGGTGGGATGTCTCCTGTTAAAATTACAGGAGCTCAGCCTACTGCTGATGAAATAGCCGTTGCTAACGCCATGGGAGTAGCAGTTGAAGAATACATGAAATACAAGAGGTAAAGATGGGAATCTTTACTCCTGGAATCAGTAAGGTGGCGTATAGGGGTAAGCTGACTTGCCCTGTGTGCCAGAGTGGAGCGATCCGATTCGTGGAACAGCTAGGACCGTATCGATTACGGTACCGTTGCAGGAAGTGTGGTCTTCCGTTCCAATACGAAACGGGTAACGACATGGGCACTCATCCGTATGCACCCTTTAATAAGAACAAGTTCGTTGACATAGTCGATGAATGGGGGAGAAAACTAAAGGAGAATCACAATGGCTAAGTGGCATTACGACATTACAGGTGCAGAACCGATACTCAGAGACGTTCCTATTCAAGCGGCAGCCTCAATAAATGAAGGTG